CTATTTTCGTGATTGCCTAGAGTGAGAACCATCCTAGGTTTATATTGCTTATGTTTGTTATGCTTTGCTGTCTTATTGTAGCGAAACAATGGGGTAAGAAGGGCATCCATTGCGTCTCTGGCTGCAAATAAATCCTTAGTGTACCTACGCCCCTCAAACGACTTCATTCCCCTGTCATAGGTGCTTAAACTTTCCATGTCTGCAAAGTCACCAATGCACACTATAACGTCTGGTTGCTTTTCTACAATAAAATTTCCAAGACACTTTAGGAAAGTAAAGTCATTTCCATCCTTGGCTTGCACATCAGGCAACACCAAATGCACGGTCATTTGTATGTTTCCAATACCCATTTAGCAAACAAAAGTAATTCGTCTTTGCTTGCTGTAAATTTCATAGAGTTTGCTTTATGACTTATCACTTGAACATTGCCTTTAATATATCCTTTTGACTGGTCAATCCTATCCATGGAATAACTATTATCCTTTCCGCCTGCGCCACTTCCATTATTCATTTCTAATTTAATGCCTAGAATAGGGCATACTTCTGGAACAGTAACATCTTCTTTTAGAATAGAAAATTCTACATTACGTTTCTTTGCTCTTTGTTTTGCTATTGAACATAGCCTTGATGCAACATTTCTTTTTTGCCAGTCTGAAGAATAGGTTGGATTTTTATCCCACCAAAGTTTCTTTCTTTGTCTATTTCTTTCTACTTCATCTAGATGGACTGTCATTTTCGTAAGGTTAGATACATGCGCTCACCAATGACGAACGACATACACGCGCCTGATAAGTCAAGCATAATAAGAGTGATGGCTTCTGGTACAGTAGGAGTAAACACAGCACCAATGGTAGCCAACCAAATAACAATGATGGCTATATATCTGAAGGCGGAGCGTAGGTTAGTCACCCATTTGTCAGGCTCACCTACTGGCTTGTCTATCTCTGCCAGTGCTTGTAGTCTACCTGTCTCTGCCTGCATGAGCTGAATACGCTCTGTTACATTCTGCGGTGTGCCACCTGCGCCACCAGTAAATTTAGCAAAGATACCACGGACACCATCAGTTAGTGCTGGTATTAGTGCTGGAAATAATACTGACCACATTATACAATCCCCTTTACATACTTGCCTTTAGACTTCAGTGTAAGAATGTTACCACGCATACGAGGGTCGAATGAGATATGAACCCAAGTCTTTTCATAAATTAATTGGTCGAACTTTAGACTACTCTTAGAGAGTATATTGGCTATAGTGAGTGGAGTGTGACCATAGGCTGTAAAGTCAACAGCATAACCATAGGTGTGTGACGAGTTACCAGTGCCACCTGCCGCACGATTTACATCAGGACTACGGTAGCCACTGTTGATAGTAATAGCCACATTGCCTAGCAGCTCTCTTACCTTTTCCATATAGAAAGCTGTTGTCCTTAAGACTTCAATCGTTTCCTTAGATGGTACATTATCTAACTTAGTATTAGTAACGGTTAGTTCAGCAAGAGAGAAGTGAGGTGTAAGTTGCATTAGTGACCTATAATATACCTAGAAATATAAGAGATAACAGCCCCTACAAGGGAAGCAATCATCATTCCAGCCCAAAAGCCACCACGACCCTTGTTAGCTAAGGCAAGTAGTTCATCAAGCGCACTTTCCATCTTGTCTATTTTCTTTTCAAGCATTTCTACTTTAGCGATGAGTTTACCATATTCAACTGAGTCTAGGATTTCGGACATTTATTATTCTCTTATATTAAAATAGTGAAACAAGTGAATAGCCTAAAGCGCCACCTGCTATTGTTACAAGTAAATCCCATACATCAGGTGTGTGTATATCTTTACTTAAATCATCGTATAGTTCTTTTGCTGTAGCAACCATAGATACCAAGACGACAGAATACCAGCCTATGAACGGAGTCAATACAGCAGCAATTATAAGGCCACAAATAAAGTGAGCTTGCTTATCAAGTGGCACTGGAATACGTGGGCTTGATAGTTTTGCTAGTAATAAAAATAATTTTTCCATTATGGTGTAATTGCCCCAAATGTTTTCCATGTTCCAGGTGTTCCAGCAGTCACACAAACAAACCCAATCGTTCCACCTGCAGTTGGGGCAGAGTTGTAAACAATGTCACCTTGATTATATGTTCCAGCCACAGGTGCAGCAGAACCATTAATACTAACTGTGCGGAAGTAAATAGTATCTTGTGAAATTGTACCTGCCCCTGCTGCGGCTGCACCACCACCAAGGGTAATAATACCAGTTACATAGTCAACAAATCGGACAAATGTTGAACCTCCTGCACTTGTAGTTATACGGTCACCTCCGTTAAATGCCCTAGCGTCTGCAAGTGTGGTACAAGTAAACGTAAATCCACTAAATGTTCCTGCTATTGCCGTTGATGGATTTGTTTTAAATCTTCCTGTTGCCGATGCCAGTTGTGTTTGTCCAGCAAGCGTTTTGCCATTTGGATACCAGTTAGTTGTAGATGCAACTATTGGAGCAAGTTGAACTCCCTCAATTAAATAATCATCTCCGATGGTCATGTTTCCAAAGGTCAACTGACTAACTGTAGTATCAGTGAACCCAGTATGAACTTCAGGGCCGAGGAATCCAAGCGTACTTGCACCGCTAAAATATGTTACGGGTGACACATCAACCTGAACAGCATACAAGGCACAAATTGCTTGAGTGCCAGAAACACCATAGTAGTTCGGGCCAACAGTCAATGCTTGGATTGCGTTATTACAATAAATTGGATAGGCTACGTTGGCAAAATAGCAACCACGAATGTCAACAGTTCGGATGACGTTATTGCCAACACCACCTAGTTCAATAGCTTTACTGTTTATCGGGCCTTCCCAGTAGCAACTTTGTATTGTCAGACTAGCAACTCTATCAAATGTAGATGTTGCACCATCAAACGCAGCACCAATTACCAGAACTGAGAATCCCATTAATCCACCAACTGGAACTGTAGTAGCAAAACGTGGGTCACCAATTCTGCATGAATATTCAGTAGCCGAATCATAGTTTCCACCAATTACTTTAAAATCATTTATTTCACTGCTAGATGATGGTGCGTATGCGGACAAATTTGTTTTACATAGATTTGCGTTGCAATTCATCAATGCAACAGAGTATGACCAAACTTGAATCCCATAATCAAATGCACTAACTTTGCATCGGTCAAGAACAACTGATGGCGAATTAACACGAATACCAACAGAGTCTGCTGTTCGTGCGCTTTTGCAATTAACTACAAGCCCTGTAATTTTAGTATTTGGCTGGTATCCAAGACCCTCAATGTTTACAACAAGACCAGCATAACCCGTGTCTGCAAGTAAAAAACCTTCACATACACCACTAGCTTTTGGCGCAAGAATACCGTTTACAAGGTATCCACCTGATGTATATGGTATAAACCACGGCTTATTTGTAGCAAACATGGCTTGCAATGCGGCAGTGTCATTTACAACACCATCGCCAACTGCACCAAAATCTTTAGCACTTACTATTTCAGCAAGTTTTTCATTAAAAGGTCGGTTAACTGCGCCAGTTTCGCCTAAGTCATATTTTGGTACGAGAGTTGTCATTTTTTTTCCTAATTACGCTACATATGAAAATGAAAAATAAAAGTTATCTGATGCGGCTACGGTAGCGGCAGTTATGTTTACATATATAAAAGATACGCCCGTTTCGGCTGAATATGATACTACTGTACTTTTATAATTTAAAGCACCACCAAATCTACCTGATAGTTCAGGCAATGCGCCTGATATTGCAAAAGGCAATGACAATGTTACAAAAGTTCCTACTGGTAGAGATACGGCTTGGACTTGAATTTGACCTGATACTGTAACTAACCTTCCTATTTTTGTATATTGAGCAGCGTTAAAAGCAGGGTTTACTGTAATAGTACCGCTAGTACCGGGTACTAATGCAACATCATAAGTACCTTCTTCGTAATCATCTAGCGTATTAGCATCTGTACTAGCTGATTGTGTGGCAGGGAATGTGATACCTGCGCCTGATGCTGATGGAGTCGCTGCACCTACACCCACTGTTGTTGCAGCTTTGACAGTAGTAAAACTACCTGCTAATGGTGTTGTCCCACCTATCGCAACATTATTCATCGTACTAGCAGTTGCTGGGTTAATAGTTACAGTACCAGTACCAGTAGGACTAATAGCAACAGCAGCATTAGCAGGATTAATATTAGTTGCCACTTCAAGTGATAAGTTATTACCACCACCAGAACCCCACTGCATTTGAGCAGTTCCACTATTGTTTTTAAGAGTACCACCAGCAGAACTTGTTGCTTGAATAACAGGTGTTGTAACGCTGGTTGAAGCACTAATCGTAGTAGCCACCACCGTACTTGGTGTGGTTGCACCTAATGTGCCGTTTAAGGCTGCAGTGGTCAATGTTGCACCTGTGATGGTTGGTGACGTATCTACTACAAACTTAGACCCTGTACCTGTTTGGCTTGCTATGCTAGTGGCATTACCTACTGAAGTTATTGGGCCTGTTAGGTTGGCGTTAGTTGTAACATTACCTGCCGTTAGCCCTGCTGCTGTACCTGTTAGATTAGTTGCTGTGCCGCTTGATGGGGTACCTAAAGCACCGCCAGTAGCGTATTTTGCATTAAATGTAACAAAGTCAGTAGCTTTCAAATAGCCATCTACTGAGGCTGTTGCCTGTGGAATGGAAATAACTGGGCTAGTTCCACCTGTTGAAGCAATAGGCGCTGTTGCGGCCACTCCAGTTACAGCCCCACCACCCGGAGCTTGATAAGCCGTAGCTAAGCACTCAACCGTATCACCTACGCTAAGTCCAGTTAGGAATGTAATGCTTGATGAAGATGTTTCATTATAGTTAACTGAAGATATTTGCTTACTACCATTAACGTAAACCAATAAACTATTAGTACCCGTTGTATAGTTTAAGCCAGTAATTACTGTCTGGCCTGCCGTTGCAGTAGTTCTAATTGAAGATATATTAACAGTCGATAAAGAATAAGCATCAAGCCATACAGAGCCACTCCAAACTTTCATTGCACTGCTAACAGAGTTGAAATATAAAGCCCCTGTTAATAAGGCGTTGCCGTCATTATCCAATGTTGGGTTAGATGATTTTGACCCAAGATACCTGTCATCAAAAGAGTCGTATGATGCGGCAGCAGCGGTGGCACTAGAAGAAGCATTACTTGCTTGTGTTGTAGCCGTAGAAGCTGATGCTGATGCGTTGGAAGCAGATGTACTTGCGGCACTTGCACTAGATGATGCAGCACTAGCAGAAGAAGTAGCAGAAGCGGCATCAACAATTAGCCCCCACTTAGCAACATCAGCATTACTTGAAATAGGTTGCGTTCCAGTAGAAGTGTGAGCAGTTATACAAACATAGATATTGTTATTAGATGTATCTTTAACTACGTCTTGCAAAACATAAGCCGTTCCTGTTGCCCAATTGCCTCTATATGTTCCTATTGCATATATAGTTTGTGGATTGCCACTAGCATTAAATGATAGAAATTTATTAGCCCGTGTTGTATTGTTTGGCAATACCATGTTAATTGACGTAGGGTCTGTAACAGGTGCTTTAATAGAACGCTCTGCTGTCTCGGCTACCTGTTGAACTAGGATTGTCTGTGAATCCATTTCATCGTTCAATGTGTTAGCAAAGAAGTCACCACCAGTAGTAAAGTCTGTAGTACGCTGTATTGCTCGCGCACCAACAATGGTAATGCGGTCAGCACCAGTAGCGGCAACGACTAGAGTAATAGAGCCAGTTCCCAAAGTGGGACTAATCGTAACTGTATAGTTTGTTGTCAATGCCAACAACACATCATTCTTATATACATTAAGGTCAGTGTTAGCCAACACTTCAAAGTTAAACGCATACGGCCCAACACCTGCTGAGCCTGTGTAAACTATGCGTCTTGCTACGTTACTAATTGGATAATCTGCCATGCTATTTAGCCCCTTGTCCTACGTCTCTAATTATGTCGGCTCGCTCTTTAATTCTTGCCTGTATATCTTCAGAATATTGCGAGTTAGTATATAACATTTTTCTAGCTTTAGAAAATGTTTCTTGAATATAATCGTTTATCATTGATTGCTGTCTGTATAATGGCAGGTCTTTAATTTCTTCAGCATAGCCAACAAGGTTATCTTGTAAGTTCAAACCTGCTGGGTCATTAGCAATTAAAAGCATTTCATTATATTCATTTGGGTTTAAATCAACAGTAACACTTAAACCCCTTTCTTCTTCATGCGTTAAGTTTCTTGATGGCATTTTTACCTTAGCACCAGTCTGAATGATTACTTGGTCAGACTCGCGTTGCTTACCTTCTTTCATTCTTATTGGTGCCCAAGCATACTCATACTCAGTAGGCTCGCCCCATAAGTTAAGTTTTAACGGTAACGTGTCGCTTAAGCCGGGAGTAGTGTTTAATACATCATTAATGCCTTGTCTAATACCAGTAGGCAAACTGCTTTCTGCATTAGGGTCAATTTTGTATTCGCGTTGATATGGGTCTACTTTCTCACGGACAGAAGTAACTAATCCGCTTAAAGGTATAACTGTTCTGCCAGCAAAGTTTACTAATGACTGACCCAGTGTATCCATTAGCTTAACAGCGTCATCTTGGTTGGAGCGATAAGACATTCCAAGCGCAGATGATATATTGCTCAATCCTTGTAGGAATGGACTTTGCATCATGTAGTCATAGAACCCATAAGCAAGGCCAGCTCTCATTGCGTTGATTTTGCTATTATCATTTTCATACTTAACGTATTCGTGATAGTTTGCAGACATAGCCATAAATGCACCAAGAGGCTCCATGCCTTGATATGACACATAAACCTTACCAGCATAATCACCACTGCCATAACGAACATCTACAGGCAATTTAGCAAACTCACCTTTCTGTGATTCAGTCATGTCTGAGAAATCAAACACCAAGCTGTAAGGTTGCCATCCTTGACGCATTAAAGCATCACGCTGACCTTTATCTGCTGGGCCTGCACCAGTTAGCTTTCCTTCTTCAGCATAACCAGCCATCATCATTCCAGCGCCAGTTCCCATGCCTATTTTAGCCAAAGCCATATCGCCATCTTTGCCACCTTTAGCAATGTCAGCTCTAATCTTTTTACTCAATCCTGCTAATGGAGTGCGCTCCAATACTTGCAAGTTTAAGTTTACTGGAGTGGTAACAAATGGAATTTGCAATCTAGCCAAGAATCCCATAGCAGAGTCATCACTAATTAATTCTTGAGCTTTTTTAGCCCAACCCTCTAACGGCTTAGTGAATGTAGCCTCTTGCGCTAAAACACTTAACTCATCAGGTGGATTGTCATATACATTTTGCACTGCTTTATCGTATAGGCTTTCAGCATCAGCAGACTTAGAGCCAGCTTTAATAGCATCGTCATAGGCTTTAATGCCATTACGAGTTGCCATTGCTTCCATTTCAAAGCGATAGTTCACGCCTTTAAAGAATTCATCGGCAGTCAATAAAGAACGACCCGGCAATGTGGCTACAAAGTTTACGCCTTTTAAAAAGCCTGCTAGTGGGCTATCAGCATTGTAGTCAAATATCTCAGTCCTAGCTTTAGCTATACCAATCTTGTTAGCATCATCAATAGTAGATGAGTAACCTTCTCTGGCTGCAAACTTAGCCATGTTAAAGCCATCTTTAATTGCTTGGTTAGTTGCTGACAAACTAGAGAACACTTCTGAAAAGTAATACTGTTCATCAGCGCCAAGTCCAGCAGCTTTCCTGCCAGCGCCTATACCAGCAGCAGCAGCTTTTTCAGCCATTCGTATTGGCATCATAATTGTGTTGCTTATGGCGTTCTTAACATGCGTTGCTGGGCGTGATAAGATATTATTAACAAACACAGAGAACGCTTTGTCTTTCCATCCACCAATAGCAGTAGCGTCAATTAACTTAGCACGTTTAGCGGCATCAGCCTCACTCAAGAACGCATCAGCAAATTTACGCAAATCAGAGCTAGACATTAATCCACTTGTAGCTTCTTCAAGATTGATAAAGCCTTCACGAGGAATACGCATAACTGCAAGAGATTGCGCTACGTTTGTTTGATAGCCTTTTACACTACGTTGAATTAAGCTATGAAATGAAATAGTTTGCATTGCCTCTAGCTCATCAGCAGGAGTTATGCTTTCAGGATTGTCTTTAAATCGTCTCATTAAATCTTGCAAATGGATTGCGCTAGACTTCTGAGCCTCTAAAGCCATGTAAGTATTTTTAGGATTAACAGTTAGCGTACCTTCTGTCAACTTGCTAATAAACGTATCATCCATGCCTGCTGATTTAGCAGATGCAACAACATCATCAAACGTAATGTTTTCTGTTTTAATATTGCTGGCTTCAGAAATAGATTTAACAACTGATTGTAAGTCTACATCTTGAGATAATACTGGTAGATTGAATGGTTGCTTAACTGTACTCAACTCATCTTTAGCTTGAGCTAATTCTTCTTTAGCACTAGGTACACCATTAGCTGCATCTTCTTCTAGCTTCTGCACATTAGCATTTTGCTTTTCAAGAACTGGAGTAGTTGAATCAATCGTTTCCTGTAATTGCTCTACAGTTACCTGTGGCTCCTCATTAATCTTTTGTTGTATCTTGCCCGCTTTAGTGGCTTCAGTCTTAGTGCCAAGACCAGACTTCTCTGCGCCAATAGCCATTTCCTTAACTTGCTCACCAGCAGGCTTAATCTTTTCAATAACAACGGCTGGTTTAACTTCACGCTCCAGTGTTTTCTTTATAGCTCCACTTGTAGCTTTTTCTATTATCTTCTTACCAATAGCACCAACACCAGCTACCATTTCCGTTTCGCCAGTAAATACTGAATCAGCTTCAGATAATGGCAACGACTCATCAATAGCTGGAATGTCGCCAGTTAATTGGTCAATCTTAGAATTAATGTTTTGATTAATCATTCTTTAGCCTTTTGTTTTGACGCCTCTGATGCTGATATTGTAGCAGTCCCAGTTGCTAACTTAGCTTTATTTTTCATAGCAGTCTTAGCTACTTTACTTACGCCCTTCTCTACCAACTTACCAACAGGGCCAAGTAATGATAGTTCAAACGCCGCTTTTTTAAATTCAGGCTTTAAGTCAGTTTGCAGTTTACTACCAACAGTTAAAGGCATACCACTACCAGCAGTCTTTAATGCTTCAGAAGTACCTTTATCTACTGGCATTAAGTCACGCAATGTTTACGGAACCTAAACTTTCTAAAAATGTTGCAGCTTGCTCAACTCCAATGCCTGCTAATTCTAGTCCACGCTCATAAGCACTTTGTGGCATGTTTTGCACTGTTGGTTTATTCTCAGCAAGCACTCGCTCAACTGGAGTTTCATCTGGCAATATGCCAGCATACAAATGCGCGTCATATTCTTCACCATATAATTGCTCTAATGTTTTCATAATGCGCCAGCACCTAATCCTGTAATAGATTTCTTGTCTTGGTAGTTTTTATATTGACGTTTTAATGCTAACAACTCAGACTCGTTTAAGCCTTTTCTTGTAGCATATCCATCTGGAGTCATTGTATCAGGGTTAAAACCAGCAAAATTCTTCTTCATTGCATCGTATGCTGATGTTTGAGATTTTTTAGATTCTTGGAATTTCTCTGATTTAGGATATTCTTGAATAGCCAATTTAGTTGCTTCACTTATACTGTACTTTAATGAGCCATCTGGATTAGTTGTTGATTTAAAACCATCAGCTAATTCATTAATGCTTTGAATACGTTTAGCAGTAGGCAAATCTATTGGAGACATAGGGTCTTCTGCAGCACCAGCACCAATACGAATATCCGCCTTACTCTTAGCAACAACTTTACTCGCCATACTTGTAATTAAAGTAGCGCGTTGTTTTCTTGTAAGGGTTGGATACAAAGCATTTAATTGTGATTCAGTAGTAATGCGGCCATAAATAATGTCAGCCTCGGCATGAGCACCAGCTAATGGGTCTCCCTTAGCTTCATCGTCACCTTTAGGATTTAATACGCCATCAAGTGTTGATTGAGTAATTGCGCCACGCTTAAATAAATCTCTAGCTAAATTGCGCTTAACTTTGCTATTATCAGGCAATTCATACAACTTAATAACATCATTATTATCAGCTTCTTTATTCTGTAACTTAGTATAATCTTCAGCTTGTTTAGTAGCGTTAATTACATCGCTCCAAGCAAGTAAGGAATTCTGTCTAACCTTTTTCTTTTCTTCTTCTGGTAGACTTGCGTATAATTCAGATGACTCACCAAAGTTACCAGCCCTAATCTTTTCCGCAGCAGTAACAATATCTTTTGCATACGCATCAGATGTTGCAACTTCAGTAAAATGATTTAGCTTAATAGCATTAAACTCTTTTAAGAATTCATTTGCTTTAGTTTGTGCAAACTCCGTACCGCCTTCACGCGCCTGTTCATACACTCGTTTAAACAATAAGTTTTTAGCTTCATCAAGTAAGGTTGGGTCAGTAATAGTTCCAACCATTGCTTTAGCTGCTTTATAACTGTAGCCCAAATTTTCTTCAGTTAATATTTGTTGGTCATTAATGTAATCAGCCGTAAGTTTTTTAGTTGCTTCTTTATAGAAAGCACCAGCAGTAGCGCCCATAGATTGTTTAAATCTAATAGCAGAGTCGGCATTGATATTAGCTAATGGCTTTTCAAATCCAGTAACGGCAGACTCAAACTTTTGCTTAATCTCAGCAGGGTCAGTTAATTCTTTACGCTCTACTTGAGCAAGAATGTCAGTAAGAACTGCTTGACCATGTACCTCAAGTTGTGAACGTAATTGCTCACCTTGGAACTTGCGTAATGTTTCTTCCCAAATTCTACCGCCACCACTAGCTTTAATTAAATCATCTTCATTAATGCCGTTAGATTGGGCGTTCTTTAATTGGTCTATAGTAATTGGATTATCAAGAGCAAACTTCTCTGCTGCTTTTTCAGTAGCTTTTCCAACTTCAGTAAAGGCATAGTTAGACAGCCTATCCAACTGGTTAGACAAAGATTGAGATTGCTTGAATGACTCGCGCACATTGGCAAAGTCTAACTGCGGTAAATCCGCATAGACACGACCAGTAGATTGGTATCTTGGTAAATCAGCCATTAAGCTTTACTCCATGAGCGTTCTTCAACAGGGGCTGGAGTGCCACCCGGCCTACCACTTTGGTATGAAACAGCAGCCATACCAAGTTTACCAATAGCATCAAAGTAAGAGCCAGTAATAGCATCGCTTGCCGCCTCATTTAACATTTTTGATTGAACTTCACCAAATGATATGGCCGCTTTTGAACCCTCTTGTAATACACCAACGTCTCTACCTGCAACCTTAGTGCTACGCTCTTGAACCAGTTTAGCAGAACCAGAGAAACCTGATACGCCACCAGCAAATCCTTTAGCCGCAGCGGTAGCGTTATTTTGCAATAGTCTGTCTAACACAGAGTTGGCTTGTTGCTCATATTGCAAAGCATCACGACTAGCCTTTAATTGGGCTTGCTGTGCTTGCAGTCGATACATTGACGCTTGGTCTTTGCCCTGTTTAATAGAGCCGGCGGCAGATACGACAGCAGCAGCTATAGCTACAAATTGCATAATTAAGTCCCCTGATGTACAGCTATTTTATATTCCATCCCAAGCAAAGTAAACTTGAGTGGATATGTTTGTGTAATTGTAATCTTAGCTTCGTTGCTATAACCCAGAATACCATGAACTACTTTAGTTCCAGTAAACTCTGGAATGTCAGTATCAAGTATTCCAGCCGTATCAAATGTCCTAAACGGAACTTCAACGCCATTAATCTTCATGTGCTGAGTCTCTAACACTAAAGCATTAACTTCAACAATGCGTTTCTTAAAGCCAACTCTAGTTCCAGTTTGCAACTTAACATCTACTGGCATAGTCCTAGCTTCTACTGCAATTGGTAATCCAGCCTCATAACTCGCTGTAGATGGCCTTGGGATTGTCACAGTGCCACCAGCACCGACAACTTCATCGGCTTGAACCAATCCATCCAACAACAAGTTTATAGTCTTTCCTACGAGGTGCGCGACGGTCAATGATGATACTGCTCCACCTGACTGAGCGCAATCTGTTAATAGCGTATTGTCAAAGCGTTCTACATAATATTGAACAACGCCATTAATTGTACGCTTAACTACAGTATAGATAGTAGTAATGTCTACACCAATTTCTTGGAACTCGCCACCAGTAGTTATAAACTCAGACGGGGCAATTACATTCTCTGCTCTTAATAATGAGTAAGCGGCAATCGTTCCGTCTGTAGCATTGACAATTAATAGCAAGTCATTCTCATCGGTATCCACTGCTTTACGCAATGCCATACGTTTAGGGCCTTTAAGTAAATGGCCAGACAATAATGAAATCTTGCTAGTAATGTAGGTAAGTTGTGTATCGCTAAATGAAACTTCGCTTAGTGATTTACCTTGACGCTGTATAAATAATGTGCCAGCATCCAATAATTGAACGCGAACACCGGGCTTGCTACCATTCCTACCAGCACTATTTACAAAGAATGATGTTGGAGTAATTGGCTCAAGACCTTGTTGTGGCACATAAAACTCGCCACCAGTAGTAAATATTTGCAAGTCACGGCCACTGATAATATCAACAATGGCGTTAAATGTATTAGTATCTAATGTAGCCTCTACAGCATCATCATCAAAGCCTTCCGTTGGCTCAAATGCAAAGAATTGCCCTACGCGACTTCCCCATATAGTAGATGGCCTTGACTTGCTACCACCAAAATATAATCTTCCTTGATGGAATGTAACAGACCTAGGATAGCCACGCGAGGCTGACCATACTGATTCATACCCAGTTTCTAATTCCCAGTCACCGGATGCTATAGCAGTAGAAGCAAAGAATGGGAACTCTACAACAACATTGGCAACTGTTCCACTTACCCATTCAACAATTTTTGCCCTACCTTGTGGCGTAGCATTGATGTATTGCCCAACATTATCAGTAACAAATATTGTTATAGCATATACTGAAGTGTTATTTGGCGTTGTAGTCCAAGCCGTATCTACAGTAGCTACCTTTGTCGCCCCAACGTAATCAGTGATTCTTCGTACTTGACCAGAGCCAGTTCCGCTGGTAATTGTTACATACATTACATTGTATGCGTCATCCGTAGCACTTGCGCCTACAGCTAACTTTATTGTAGTAGATGTAGAGCCAGCTTGAGCAGTTCCAGTTTCATCAGCTTGTGATGCAGTTAATGTAATTTTTCCACTAACAGCAGATGGAGTTAACGTGCCCGGTGGGTTAAATGTACTTAATGTAAAAGCATACTTTGGAACGCTATCAAAAGATAAGCTAGATGCAGTCCAAGTTGAATCACTACCACCCCGCACTATTTTTACTGGTGCTATGGTCTCATGGGTAACAATTAACGTGTCAGCAGATTGTGTCCAACACATTTCATTTAATACAGATGAGCCAATAGTAGTAACAAGGTAAGAATTGCCAGTACCATTTATGTTACTAACCAATGCGCCATTCTTAAATATGTGCATGCGATTATGCGTAAAGCAAAGCATGTAACTATCAGAAGTTGAGAACTCAAAAGAAACAAAGCGTGAACCATTAGCAGCAGATTCAGCACCAGCGTTTGGTAGTGATGAAATGTAACGCGTACCCGGTCTGCGAGTGATACCACCTTGTGGCTGACATACTATGTTCGTAGCTTTTTCTAAGGCATTACCGTAAGACTTTAAGTCATTACGCGCACGAATAAGAGGGTCAAGCTCACCAGCCGTAAAGTTTGTCTGCATTGTGACAAAGCGAGCCATCTACTATCCTCTTACAGAAATTAGAGAGAAATCTTTAATGCTATTTGCTGGTTGGTTTTGACCATCAATATTCATTGCAGTACGCATATAACCACCACGACCATTCTCACCGGGAGAACCCACTGCAACAGATTGCCAATAAGCAGCCTTCTCTGTTTGGTCAGTAATTGGTATTGATATATGCCATGCTATTAAGTATTTGAGTAACTGAATAAACCACACTGGCATTTCAGTCTCAGGAGTATAGTATTGGTAATCGACGTAAATCACTTCTTCGTTAGTAAGTAACTTTGAACCCATAATACGATAGCCAACAATTGGCATTTGGTTTAACCCATTAGAGTTATATACAGCACGAGGTGCACCAAGCCTATCAGAAGGCATTTGGTATTCATACTTGAACTCATTGGTTGGGGTTGTTACTAATTGAGCGAGTTGCGTCTTCTTGAATGAGAAGCTCCACGGATAAATCATCAGAGCTTGGTCACGAATATCTGGGTATAGGCGGTCACATACAGAGGCTTCATCTGTGCCTTCAGTAAATGATGTGATAGGTTTTGCACCTAGCATTAACAATGCGTCAGAACAAATTGAAACGCCTGAATCACCTGCAGCCATATATACCTCTACATAAATAAAAGCCACCCTACCTTTTGGGCAGGGCAGCTAGTTTGTTACTTCTTAGTCAGAATCGGTGTTAGCCAATACTGTGCCATCATTTACATCCACAACGCCAGAAGCGTTAGAAAGAACGTAATATAAAGCAGCAACAGCAGTAGTGCCTGTTGATGTTACGCCGTAGATTAAATCACCCACGCTTAATACTGTAGACAAGCTGTTGAAATAGCCAGATGTATTAACATCAGCTAACGCATCAGTAGTCTTGTAAGCGTAAATTGCAGGTGAGTTACCAGCTTTAGAAGCTGCGATTGTTGAAAAACCAGTTGCTGAATATGCCATTGTTTATTCTCCTTAAGATTCACGAGCAACAATAGACACGATACCTTCTGCGTCGATAACAGTTGCGCCAGCAGAAAGCATAGATGCAACCAAGAAAGATGTTTTTTCTGGGATGTAATTGATTTCTGTTTTTGGAGCAATGCCTTCACCGTAGCCGATAGCATCTTTGTGGAACGCGAAACATGTGCGGTCTAATGAACCATCAATTGCTAAACCACCTTCTGTGCGGTCACCAATAACATGGAATTTAAAACCTAAGAATGTATCTAATTCACCGTTTACCAATGCTTTAACAGTATTGAAGTCAGAGCTAGTTACTGCTGTCTCTGCCAATAATGATTGTAAACCATTAGAGTGAATGATAATGCCACGGTCTGTAGGTGGAACGTTGTTTTTGTCCATCAAGCCTTTAGCTTGACGAAGTTTAGCTACGTTCATGTTAGTGTCAGTGCCACCAATATCATTAGAAACTGTTAATGATGTGCCTGATGCTGCTAATGCAGCTAAGATAAGTTGGTCTTGACGACGGCCAATAGCGTTACCTAATACTTGAACAAGCTCTGAACGCTCATCAAAGTTCACTTTAACTTGAGAGAAAATATCGCTGTATTCAGCAGCAATCCAATCTTCTAGTGTCAATGTAACGTTAGAAAAACCAACGTTTAATGGTGTAACATCTGTTTGACCAACACGAGGTGTAGCAACGCCACGACCTACTTTTGGAAATTTAACTGTAGAACCTTCTACCCCACGACGCTGACGTACAGCACCTACCAACATTGCTTTGCCTTGGTATGCTTGTTTAACTTCTGCGTCAAATAGGGTTACAAAAGCATTTGATAATGAAATACTCATTGTGTGTCTCCTAATAACGAATTAAAAAAAAGTTTTGTGCTGTGGTGTGCCGCGAAGCGGGCCGTTGCTTGCTACTTACGGAAGCCAATCGTCAAGGTTACTTGAGTTCGGGGTCAATTTAATGATATGCCCACGCTCTTTATAACACAAGTAATAAGTAAATACAATGGTTTTTTATAGATTGATAAGAAATATTTATGATTAGGACAAAAAAATACCCAACCGAAGCTGGGTATCGTTCTTACAATTGCAGTTAATTGAACGCTTGGTTAAACATTCTCTCAACTTTAGTGCGGTAAGCTGCATCTGATTTATAACGAGGGTCAGCTACCATACCCATTAACTCGTCTTTAGATGGTGCGCCATCAATAGGTGCAGACTGAGTTGGAATACGGCCTTCATAGGCTTCGCGTAATTTAGTTAATGCTTGGATACCTTTTGCAGTACCGCCCATAAACTTAAATTCCTCAAAGTCATCTTTGCCCCAAATACCTTTTTGAACTAGGCCACCAGCCCACTCTGTCATGCCTTTAATAATAACGTCAGCATTAGGGCCTAACGCTTTCTTCTCGGCAGCAGCATCAAACTTAGCTTGCTGTTGTGCAGAGCCAGCCTTCTCTATCACGCCACCAACTAGAGCATCAAGAGCAACTTGGCTTACACCAAACTCTTTAGCCCAACCAGATACATGTTGACGCACTGGGTCGCTTTCTGGTGTTGTGCCAAATGCTGAGTAATCATAGTTACCGTCTTCTGGTGCTTTATGTTTACCTTGGCTAATTTGTTTCCGTAAATCTGTCCACGATTTTGCTATGGCCTCAAGGTCAGGCTCGGAATCATCTTTCTTCCAAAAGTTTTCAGGCCACCAATCCGGTCTTTCCAATGGGGAGTCATCTTCTGGCTCTTGTAGATGGCTTATTTCTGATTTGCTTGTATCTACTGCTTCATTACTTTCTAGTGAAATACTGTCCAATAAGCCTTCAGCAGGTTGCTCTCCGCCTTGGGGTTGGGTATTTTCGTCTGTCATTTAATTTCCTTTGCTTGTTTAATCCGTGCTTCTAAATCCCTAATGACGCTACATTGTCCTTCACGATAAAATGCGAAGCTAGGGTCAGCTCCCGGCACGGCTACAGGATGCTCTAATATAGTAGTGCGTAACCATTGCATTAATTTTTTTCCATCTTCGTTAGATGCAAGTACGCGATGACATAGTTTAGCTAAGTCTTCACGAGCCTGCTCTACCTCACGAATGTCCGTTGCTTGAAACTCAAGCCCTTCCCATCCATCAAACGTTGCCATTATTCAAACTCCTCGTCGCGCATTTTAAATGGTGACTTACCCATTTTCATTCTCATGTTTGCATGCTCAACTGCTTTTTGTATAATCGTTTGCGGCATGTTAGACATAAAAGACTTGCTGTCAACTGGCGTATCTAGCAAATACTTTATCTCGTTTTTAGCTAGTGTTGGAACCATTAATGGGATTTCTACTTCTTTCCCATTTATATTTGTTCCTATACTTATTTCCGTAGAGATTCCACCTTCAGCGCGTTTCATTGGGCCAAGATAGCCAGTGCCTTTCTCTGAGCCATCTTGTCTTTTGCCCATGCTTTCACGCGTATCTAAATACTCATCCATTACATTGCACCTTTCATAGCTTCGCCTGCAACTTGAGCCGCCATTTCTGGATTAGCTTGTGCAGCTTGTTGAGCCATTTGCATAGCTTGTTGTTTCATCATATCACGCTCGGCTGGTGAATTACGCACTGATTG